GGTGCCTATGATAGAAATGCAACAAAGAAATTTGATTTTACTCCAACATCATACGGATTAGACAACGGTAGTACAGATCCGTTTTTTAGTTATATAAAAATATATCAAATGGCTCGACACGAGTATGTTCAATACACTCTAAGCAATCCTATTATTACTAGTTGGACTCACAATAAAGTTGATTATTCTGACGGTAAGCCTCGTGAATTTGATATGAAAATTATGTATGAAGCAGTAACGTATGATATTGGTTCAACTGATCCTGCACAAGATCCTGCAGGCGGCGTAGAAGGATTTGGACAAAGTCATTATGATGTTAGCCCAAGTACACTAGGTGGAGTTAATCCAGATCCAACGGTTATTGATCCTAGCTTTGTACAAACATTAGATATTGAAAGTGCCAAAGGGTCAATCTTATCTAGTGTAATTACACAAATATCTAATGCTCAGAATACCCAAGCTCCTACAGCAAATTCAGGAACACCTGGCGCACTAACCCCAACATCAACTAATACTGTTAACGGAATTCCTGGGGTATCGTTTCCGCAGACAAATACAAATAACAGTACTACTGCTAACCCTAAAGGTGCTAATTAATGATTACTGGAAATTTACCTATATCGCAGACAGGCGGAGTTAAATTAGTTTTTGATAATTATTTTACAAAGCAAGTAAGTTTTCCTGCGGCAGAAATAGATGCTACTGTTGGATTTTTTATTAAACGTGGATTTGATAATTCAAGTGCAAATTCAACTGCTATTATCTTACTTAATCAAGCTAGAGTAGAAAATGTTAGTGTGTTTAGTTTACTAGACAAATTAAAAGGACTAACTGAAATACAGCTTGGGCAAGTAATTACTCAAGTTCTAAATTCCTACAGAGAAAAAACTAGCCAGTTAGGCTATAGAACTGCTATCAATACTGCCACGTTTGAAGCACGTAACATTTTAGTGTAATATGGCTAAATTTGCTCGCGGCAAGTTCACAATGAAACACCCTGAAAAATATGTTGGAACTAAAACTCCAACATATCGTTCAAGTTGGGAATGGAGTTTTATGAACTTCTGTGATACTAACGAGAATGTAGCTAAGTGGGCTAGTGAAGCTGTACAAATTCCCTACAGAGATCCCCTAACTGAACGTCAAACTGTTTATGTTCCTGATTTTTTCATTCAGTACATGGACAAAAATAATAAAATGCACGTAGAGCTGATAGAAATAAAACCAGCTAGTCAAACTATACTAGAACGTGTAGGTAAGAATAAATTCAACCAAGCACAATTTGTTAAAAATCAAGCCAAATGGGCGGCTGCTAACTTATGGTGCAAACAACAAGGTATTAAATTTAGGATTCTTAATGAAAATGATATCTTCAGTCAAATCTAAGCATAAGTAATATTATGACTAAACGATTAGAAGAGGTTCTCAATCTTCCCGAAAGCAAAAAGATTGTCAAGGACGAAGAAAAAAAACAGGCTAAAGCTGATGTAGCTAAACCGTTTCTACGAGACATGGCTGAGTTTGATAAAATATCAGCCGCACTTCCGCCAGTTAAGGGTTTAGGTGATTTAGGCGATAGCGAATTAGACGAGCTTGCTAAAAAAGCTACAGAAGCATACGAAGACATCATGGACTTAGGTATGAACGTAGAAGCACGTTATAGCGGACGTTTGTTTGAAGTAGCCGCAAGTATGTTAGGCAACGCTATTACTGCTAAAACTGCTAAACTAGATAAAAAGTTAAAGATGATCGATTTACAGCTGAAAAAGCAGAAATTAGATCAAGATGCTAATAACTCTGATGAGGGTGTAACACTTCAAGGCGACGGTGTTATTATTACAGATCGTAATAGCTTGTTAGAAAAATTGAAGAATTTAAAATAAATATATGACTAGGATCATACTATGAAATCATTTAAAGAATACTTAACAGAAAGCAAAAAAATCTATGAATTTAAGATTAAAATTGCTGGCGATCACGCCAAAGACGCAGTAGAGCAAATCAAAGCCTCTCTTGCTGAATTCCACGTGCAGTCAGTTTCTTCTGGCAAAACAACTCCAATTCAAGAGCGTCAAGCAGAATTTCCAGAGCACAGAAATACACAAATGACTGTGTATGATGTTTCTACAGACTATCCAGCAACTGGGTTACAAATTCGTGACCGTGTTGCTACAGGACTAGGAATTACGCATAATCATGTTAAAGTTCGAAGCATAGCAGAAGAAAGAGAATATGAAATAAATCACGAGTATGATACAAAAAGTGGTAAAGCTCTAGTTGGTAAAGAACAAGAACCTAGCAATCATAGTAACTTAGTTAATGACGAATACAAATATCAATTACTAAAAGAATTAGGCAAAGAAAAACATCAAGGTACGCAAGTCAAAGGATATAATGATCAGATCCTAGCTAAAGACGTTCCTGGTCTTGCTCCAGAATATCGTAAAGAAAAACAAGCTAAGTTGGAAACAGCTCATGCTAGTCCTATTGGAACAAAACAAAATAAGATTACTGATCCAATGAAGGGAGCAAGATAATGAATTTTAAAGACTTAATCGCAAAGATGGATGCTATCCAGGAAGGAAAGGCAATTGAAGTTGATGAATGTGGCACAATGCCAATTCCCGGTGCAATTATTTCTGCAGGTCCTCAAGGACAGCAAGACAATGTTTCAATGACTATTAATGTTAACGGACAAGGCGAAGGCGGACTTCGTAGCATTATGAATATGTTGCGCAACATTGAGCAAGGTGAAGAACATGCTGGCCATAATCAACATGGGCACGAAGAACCTATCATGGGCAATGACAACGAAGGGCAAAGTAATGACAGTCCATTTACCACTGCTCCGACTGATGTTGAAGAAGTTATTGATGACGAACACGAGGAATGGGGTAATTCAGCGTACGGTGGATCTGGACATCATACACACGGTGTTGATGCAGTTACATTCAGCGGCGATGATATGAACAGCAAGGGCAAAATTAGCCCAGTTGCCCGTGCTTCAGGAACAAACCCATTGCGTGAACCAAGTCAGTATGATGAGTCATTAGTAAATCGTTTAAGTCAAATGTACCAGGCTATTAAAGAAGAACGTACGGAAGAAAAGAACGAAAAGGGTGAAGTTACTAAATGGAAAGAAGAAACTCCATGGCGCAAGGCTACAAACAAAGACGGCCGTGGCAAAGTAACTAACATGAGTGATAAAGCTCGCCGTGAAACAGAAAAAATGAAGAAGTAATTCGTCGCAGTTAGCACCCTGTCCAAGGTGCCAAATAGACCCTTAGGGGTCTATTTTTTTGTGTAAATAATGTTATGTCAAAATCACTAGACGGCGTCTTAACCAAAAAAGCGCATACAAAAGAAAAGTTTACAGAACAGGATGTCCAGGACCTTCTAGCCTGTGCTGACCCCAAAAATGGTTATCACTATTTCTCTAAAAACTTCTTTCATATTCAGCACCCTGTTAAAGGTAAGATAAAATTTGAACCCTATGAATATCAGGAAAGATTGTTAGACGCATATCACGATTTTCGTTTTAATATTAATATGCTACCGCGTCAAAGTGGTAAAACAACTTGTGCGTCGGCATACTTGTTGTGGTATGCTATGTTTCATCCGGATCAAACAATTCTAATTGCCGCGCACAAATATACAGGCGCACAAGAAATTATGCAACGCATCCGCTATGGATACGAATTATGTCCTGACCATATTAGGGCAGGTGTGGTAAACTATAACAAAGGCTCAATGGAGTTTGAAAATGGATCAAGAATTGTATCAGCTACTACTACCGGCAATACTGGTCGTGGTATGTCAATTTCCCTACTATACTGTGACGAGTTTGCATTCTTGCAACCTAATATTGCAGAAGAGTTTTGGACATCAATATCGCCAACACTAGCAACTGGTGGACGAGCAATTATTACTTCAACACCAAACAGTGACGAAGATACATTTGCTATTATTTGGAAAGAGTCGCAGGATAAATTTGATGAATATGGCGACACACGTGAAGACGGATTAGGACGTAACGGGTTCCATGGATTTAAAGCAGACTGGTGGGAACATCCAGATCGTGGAGAAGAATGGAAAAAGACTGAGATGGGACGTATCGGTGAAGAACGTTTCCGTCGTGAATACGGTTGTGAGTTCTTAGTATACGATGAAACACTAATTAATTCACTTAAACTTATTGATATGGTTGGACGAGAGCCCTTGTTTAAAATGGGGCAAGTTCGATGGTATAAAAAGCCTGAAGAAGGTAAAGTTTATCTAGCCGCATTAGATCCTAGTCTAGGCACCGGAGGCGACTATGGTGCTATTGAAGTATTTGAAATGCCCTCTATGATACAAGTAGCAGAGTGGCAACATAATATAACCCCTATTCAACAGCAGGTTAAAATACTGCGTGATATATTAAAATATATTAATGATGAAGTAGGTGGAGAAGCATACAATTACATTTACTGGAGTGTGGAAAATAACACAGTCGGTGAAAGTGCCCTAGTAGTTATTGACAATTTAGGTGAAGAAACGTTCCCGGGAGTAATGCTTACAGAAGCTGTACGCAAAGGTAATGTTAAGAAATATCGTAAAGGATTTAACACTACGCATGGGTCAAAAATTGCGGCTTGCGCTAAGGTTAAATTCCTAATAGAAGAAGATAAGATGACAGTTCATAGTCGTCCTTTAATTTCAGAGCTTAAAACTTATATTGCCCATAATATAACTTTTAAAGCTAAAGAAGGACAACATGACGATTTAGTATCAGCAACATTGCTAGTTGTACGCATGAGCGAAGTGCTATCAGAATGGGATCCAGATGTATTTGAGCGCATACGTGTAACTAGCGACTGGGCAGAAGATCCAGAGTTTGAGCCACCGTTGCCTATATTCATATCGTCGGGTATATGATAAATATAACATGAACAAGAATTTAGATAGTATAGCCAAGGATTTGTATGGGAAAATTGAAACACGTTTTCCTAACATTAAGATTGGCGATGAAAATGCTGGTGTTTTAAGCAAAAAAACCGATATTCCTAAAGCACGATTCTTTGAGTTTGAATACGAAGAGAGTGGTGAAAAGTTAGGAACGATTGCTATTACACTAGACGAAGATGACGGCATCATTGTGCAAATCAGTGGAAAATTAGCTGACAGCAAGCACTATGGCGCATTTAGATTTATTCGCAGTTTTAGACAATTTGCTAAAAATCGCTTATTAAAATTCCATGTGCAAAACATTGGCAAGGATCATCTAGACAAACGAGATTATAATTTTCAAGCGAAACCTAAGGAAGAACCAGTTATGCAATCGCAACAACCTGTTATGGAAAGTAAGATGTACGGCAATGCTCGTATGAGCTATCAAGATTTAGGCGAAGCTCGCCTAGTTATTAAACACAGTCAACCTGTTAATCCTGAAGTTGCCGCTGGACGTACAATGCACATTGACAGCATCTATGTTGAAAATGCAGACGGTGAGCGTTTTAAATATCCATTCAAACACCTTAACGGTGCTCGTGCAATGGCAGAACATTTAAAACATGGTGGCAATCCTTACGATTCAATTGGACAACACATTTCAAACCTTTCAGAAGAACTAACACAATTACGTAAATTCAAAGGCTATGTTACACGCAACGGTAATTTAGCAGAAGCTATGAATGACATTACACCACGTGTAATGGAACGCATTGAAGCTGTTAAAAAAGAAGTAGCCATGCTACAACGTCCTTCGTATTATGAAGCATTTGCAGAATCATTTGAAGATGCAGAAGATCAAATGATTCCAGAAGAAATTATGAATGACTGGATTGATCGTTTAACAATCCGCACATTTAACGAAGATTTAAAAACAGCGTTCCCATACATTTTCCGTTTAGTAGACGAAAGCGAAATTCCAGTTAAAGAATTATCACCAGATGATTTATTAGATGAAAATCATCACGATGACGATGATGAAAGTGCAAAGATTGAACATTTGATGCGTAAGTATCACTGGAGCCGTCAAGAAGCATTAGAACACTTACACTACAATGAACATGATCCTAAAGATTATGAAGACATGGAAGAATCTGCTAAGTGGCGTGATCCTAAGTATAAAGGTAAACTGTTTACTCAAAAGAAAGGCGATAGCGACGATTACGATCATATAGATTACGGGTACGGGATGAAAGAAAGACCTAAAAAAGATCCTGGACAAAAACGCTCTACATTTGATAGAGATACTGTATGGACAGATCCATTAGATACTAGAAATAATTTACCTAAACATCACAACGATCCTGAAAACTGGGGGTATGGTAGTATATCTAGTAAAGGCAGCTCAAAAGGAAAACTTACAGCTGATAGAAGAAATCGTATGAAAAATGATATTCGAGGAAGTTTAGGACAACACCATGTTCCAAACTTACCAGAAGATCAATTTGAGTCATTCATAGATAGCTTAATGAATGAAGACGAAGAAACTGCAATTGGCAATAACAACTTGTTTAGTCCAGATGTTGCTAAAAGAACACAAGCTATTGAACAATTAAAACAATTAATGGCTGGTGGATTAAAGCCAGGTGTTGATGGCATCAATGCTGTAGCAAGTTTAAAAGGCATTATTGATAGCGAACAATTTACAGAAAAATTCTTAAAAGGTTTATCTGATAACGATGATGCCGGCACTGCAATTAAGTTATATCTAAAAGATGTTGCAGATGGTGAAATTCAAGAACCTTTTGCACCTAGAGCAAAAGATATTGCACAAGAATTAATAGCCAGCAAGGCATTAGATGTTAGCCCAGAAGTTCCAGTAGGCGGTGAAGAAGTTCCCCCTGATATGGGCGCAGGTGCTCCTCCAGAAGGTGAAGTTCCTCCAGGACCAGAAGCAGGTGCAATGCCTCCAGAAGGTGAA